CAGTATATGTAAGTGAAGATGCAAGTGTTTATTACGAATTCTTTAATGGAGTTAAAACAGCAGGACCAACAAGTTGTCCAATATGTCCATAACATATAACTTAAAACCTATTTACTAATATGGCAACAAAAACATATAATATCGACATTAACGTTCAGTCAAAGACTTTAGGTCAATTAGAGGATCAATTGTCTCAAGTTAATGAAGAGTTAAAGCAGGTCGATAGAAATAGTGAAGCATTTAAGAATCTTACCAAAGAGGCTCAATCTCTTAATGCTGAAATTAAGAGAACTAATACAGAGATAGAAGGTTTTACTTTTGAAAAGAAGATAGAAGCAGCAGATGGGGCAGTAAAACTTATGGCTGGTTCTTTAGCGTCAGTGGTAGGTGTATTAGGAACTTTAGGTATAGAGTCAGAGGCATTTGGGGATCTGGAACGTAAGGCTGCTTCAGCTATAGCAGTTGCTATCGGTATAAAAGATGTATCAGAGGGAATACAAAGATTAAGTCCAGCATTAAAAGCTGCTGGTGTAGCGTTCCAAAACTTTGGTAAGGTAACAAAAACTGCTTTAATAACTACAGGAGTAGGTTTATTTGTTGTTGCTATTGGTACTATAGCTTCTTATTGGGACGACATAAAGATAGCTATTGGTTTAACAAAAGATGAAAACGAAAAGTTAAACGATAGTTTTGAAAAAACTCTTGGATACTCAGATGATATAATAACTTTACTTAGGTTAGAAAAAGGTATTTTAGCGTTAAAAGAAGAAGATCAAGAAGAAATAAATAAAAAATTACTAAAAGAGTTAGAAGCTCAGATTGCTATTACCGAGCAAATGATTCTTCAAAACGAAATAGCTTTACAAGAGAAAGAAGAAGAGAATAGTAAAATAACAAGGTGGGAAAAAATAAAAATGTTGTTTAACCAAGCAACAGGTAATTTAACTGGTTATGCTGTAGAATACGCTAAAGCAGTAGATCCTAAATCAGAAGAAACAGAAGCATTAGAAGGTATTATACAGGGTGCCAAGCAAAGATTGTTAGAGTTAAAGACTGATGTAGTAACTACAGAAAATGAAATAGTACAAAACAGACAAGTTAACACAGTAAATACAGTAGTAGGTGTAACGGAGTTTGCTGGTAAAATGGCAGAGATATTTGTCAATGCTAACAAGATTACTACTTCAGTTAGTGACGCAACAGGTAAAGCTTTAGCAAAAAATAAAGAAGATTACTTACAGGGTATAAGAGAACAAAATGCAGCAGACCAAGCAAGACAGCAAGTACTTTTAGAAACAGCAGGAGCATTAGGTGGTTTATCTATGGCTTTGGGTCAAGGTACAGCAGCAGGTAAAGCAGCAGCAGTAGCAGAGATTGCTTTAACTACAGGTGTTGGGTTTGCTCAAGCTTTAGATATAGCACAAAAATCAGCAAGAGGAACAGGACCCGCAGCAGCATTTGCCTTTCCTATATTTTATGCTACTCAAATAGCAGCAGTATTAGGAGCTATTGGTCAAGCTAAAGAAATTATATCAGGTGTTCAAGGAGGTCCAGCAGTACCTGTCGTTAATCAAGGAAGTATTCCACAAACACCAACTTTATCAGAAGAAGCTATTCCCGTAGCAGATCCTACAGCAACAGCAGCGGTAAGAGCATATGTAGTAGCTGGAGATACAAGATCAGCGGCAGAGGCAGAAGCAAAAATACAAACAAGAAGAACGTTTGGTTCTTAAACCTATTTAATAGTATGAAAATAATCGAGTTAATAATAGACGAGTTAGACAAGATATCAGGATTTGATGCTGTAGCATTAGTAGAATCACCAGCTATAGAGTCTGACTTTTATGCTTTTAAGAAAGAAGATTTAGAAGATATAGTAACTTACGAGTTAATAAAGCATTCTTTCAAAGATCAATTCGTTGAAAGGATACCTGGTGAAAGTAGAGATGACTATATGGGTAGATGTCTACCCGTTCTAAAGTCTGAAGGATTTCCGGAGGATCAAGCATTGGCTATTTGTTACGATTCTTTTGATATAGACGTTTCTACTTTACCAGATTATGCTAACCATCCTACAAGGTCTTATTCAGGTCATGAATTACATTTTGATGTATCTGTAGTAAAAACAGGTGAAGGTAACAAATATGTTATTAACGGAGAGTTAACACCAGACTTACATTTAGTTGTTGGTAATACTTATTGTTTTGACCAATCAAACGAATCAAACTTAACTCACGATTTAAGAATTAGTTTAACTAAAGACGGCATATGGGGTGGAGGTAAAGAATATAATAAAGGTATAGCTGTAATGGGTAACAAGTTATATCTACAGGTTACTGACGACACCCCAAAAGAATTATATTACTACTGTATCAATCACGAAGGTATGGGAGGTAATAGTAAAGTATTTACACACTCAGAAGAACCACAGGCATTTGAAAGCTATACGGACTATCCACAAGCTGCTACAAATAATGCTAAAAGAGCTCTTAAATGGGCAGAAAAAGAAGGATGGGGTTCATGTGGTACACCAGTAGGTAAACAAAGAGCAAATCAACTGGCAAAAAGAGAGCCAATCTCAGAAGATACAATAGCAAGAATGGCTGCTTTCGAAAGACACAGACAAAATAAAAACACACCTTACGGCGAAGGATGTGGTAAACTTATGTGGGATGCATGGGGAGGTGATGAAGGTATAGCATGGGCTCAGAGAAAGTTAAAATCCATTCGTAGAGAAGAACAGTCAAACAAAAAAAACTTTAGAGAGACATTCTCTATTACAGGGAGAAACGATGGATACAAGTTTGCTTTAGATACAGAACAAATGAGAGTTACTGGAGCGTTAATGGTTCCTGATAAACTTATTAAGAGATACGATGAAGAGGGTAACGAGTATTTTGTTTATTTCTCAAAAGATACAATCAAGCAGATAGCAGAAAAGATGATGAAGAATAAACTACTTGATAAAATGAATTTAGAGCATGATCCTAACCAACCGGTAGAAGGTTTTATGGCTGAGACTTGGATTGTAGAAGATACTCTTAACGATAAGTCTAAATCTTACGGATTTGATTTTCCAGAAGGTACTTGGGTAGGTACTTACCAAATAGAGAACGAAGATATATGGGAGCTTGTTAAGGCTAAAACTGTAAAAGGTTTCTCAATAGAAGGTTTCTTCTCAGATAGATTAATTCAAGCTAATAAAGCTTAATATATAAATATATATAGTATGGATACTAACTTTACCTTAGGAATTGGTTTTACTTCAAGTTCAGTTGTAAGTTTTTTACACTTTGAAGATTTAATATTAGCCTTTGTACTTGGGTTTATAGGTAGTTTAGGTGCTTATGTATTTAAGCTTATAGTAGAAAGAAAAAGGTAGATACACGTAACTTTCTTCTCACAACCCTTAGTATCTACCTTACTTTCTTTTAAGTTTTAGGACCTGTCTTTTCGTTTAGACTTGGGTTTAACCATTTGATCCATTTTTGTTCTTTTTCGAACCTTTTCTTTCTATTGGATTCTTTTTCAAGAATAAACCAGAATATTATTTTAGCTCCTTTACTTGCTACATTACCTGGAAAGTTACTTTTATGTTGAGCAACTCTGGCTCTTACTTTATCTGTAGCTCCTACATACAATCCTTTGGTAGTTATTAAACAATAAACACCTTTGTTCATTCTACTGTACCAAGCCCTTAAGGACTTATGTACATCTTTTCTCCATCTTTCAGGATTCTGTTTTCTCCACCTTTCGGCTGTATGTTTGGTCATCTTACTGTAGTGACATTTTCTACAGTAGTTGTAGGTATATTTTCTACCCTTTTTATTTACTATTGTATAGTATTCTTTTATAGGTAATTCTTGATTACACTTGGTACATATCTTCGTAGTCATCTGGATTTAGGTTTAGTTGAATACACAGTTCATCTATAACCTTTTTCTGACCTAATGTAATAGTACTATAATCATTATTAGCTAAACTATCTAAAAAGCTTTTAGTCTTTTCATTAGTATTTAACTCTATAAGTCTATCTATTATTTTAGTATTCTTAGGGTATAACTTAGGTTTATTACTTAATTTATTTAACCCAGTATTATTATTACCTTTACTATTTAAGTCTTCCTTTATATTAACCAGTATAGATTCTATCTGGTTTATTTTCTTTAGTATTTCTATAGTATTCATATACGTTTAACTTTGATTTATATTATAATATAGTTGGTTTTTCCCAAAACAACAACTTTTTCTTAATATTTTTTTCTTATAACACTATAAGATTTACTTATACTATAAAAAAGTTTACTAAATATTTGTTTTTCTGAGTTATTTTTCTTACCTTTTTGGTAAACCAAGTACTACTTATATAAAAAGAAGATGGATAAAAAGAAAGAAGATAGAAAGCTTACTTGGGAAGAGTTTGAAGAAAGGATAGATAGAATCTTCAACGATATACAACAACTTATCAACGATACCTATGGGCAGAAATAAAGAAACTATTTTTATACAAATAGCAAGTTATAGAGATCCTGAATTAGGACCTACCTTACAAGACTTACTTAAACAAGCAGAAAAACCTGACAACTTACATATATGTATTTGTAACCAATATCATCCAGATGATAAGTTCAACAAAGACTTAGACAAATACAGAAAAGATAAAAGATTTACTATTCTTGACGTACTATACTCAGAAACTAAAGGTACTTGTTGGGCAAGAAATTATATACAACAACAATACAAAGGAGAAACTTATACTTTACAACTTGATTCTCATCATAGGTTTGTAAAAAACTGGGATAAAGTAGCTAAGACTATGTACAAAGGTCTTAAAAAAGATGGTTATGAAAAACCTCTACTTACAGCCTACATTCCAAGTTATGACCCAGATAATGACCCAGAAGGAAGAGCAAAAGAACCTTGGGAGTTAACATTTGATAGGTTTATACCAGAAGGTGCTATATTTTTCTTACCACAAACAATGCATGATACTAAAAAACCACAACTTGGTAGATTTTTTTCAGCACATTTTTGTTTTACAGATGGTAAGTTTTGTGAAGAAGTACCTCATGATCCCAACTATTATTTTCATGGTGAAGAAATTAGTTTAGCTGTTAGAGCTTGGACTCATGGTTATGATATATTCTATCCTAACAAAATAATAGCTTGGCATGAATATACAAGAAAAGGTAGAACAAAACAATGGGATGATGACACAGACTGGACCACAAAGAATAACAATAGTCATGCCAGAAACAGACAACTGTTAGGAGTAGATGGAGAAATATGTTCTCCTTGTAATAAAAAAACTTTTGAAAAATACGGGTTAGGAGATAAAAGAACATTAGAGGAGTATGAGTTATTTGCCGGTATTAGATTCAAAGATAGATCAGTAACCCAAAGAACATCTAATAAACTACCAGCACCAGGTCAACCAGAGGATGAATTTTACCAAAAATTTAGACACTGTATTGACTTACATAAGAGTAGTTTTATGTTTAAGGATTATAGTTTTGTAGCTGTAATACTACACGATGAAATGGGTAATGAGTTATATAGAAAAGATCAAACTAAAGAACAAGTCACTGGTTTCTTAAATGGAACAGAAGAGTGGTGGAAAGTTTGGGTTGAGTATAATGGTCCACTACCTTACAAATGGATAGTTTGGCCATATAGTGAATCTCAACAATGGGTAGAATATAGAGAAGGATACTTACACAATGTACAATCTTAGTTTTTACGGTTCACATAACTGTTCAGTAGCTCTTGAAAAAGACGGAGAGATATTAGAAGTAATAGAGTTAGAAAGATGGACTAACGTTAAAAATGCCGGTTATGGTTTTTATTTAACAAGTCATGCCAGAGAATATATATTACCTCTTATCTTAGAATACATAAAAGATAAGTACGGAGTTACTTATTTTGATAAAGTTATACATATGAACACTGAATGCAATCACAACGGTGTTCAATACTATTACTATCAAAACATACCGGCAAGGAAATACATATATGGAGAACACCATAGAGCACATGCTACAAATAGTATTTACCAATCACCCCATAAAGAAGCTTTAGTAGTATCATTTGATGGTGGTGGTAATGACGGCTGGTTTAACATTTACAGAGTAGAAAAAGGAACTGGTGCTCATTTACTTAAAAAAGTAGATAAGAACTTTGGTGTGTGTTATAGTATGATTGGTTGTCATTGTGTACAAATAAGAAAAGAACCTTCTTATGCTATACAAGGTAACTTAGTATATTCTGGTAAACTTATGGGGTTAGCTTCTTATGGTAAACCAAGGGAAGAATGGTTTGAAGAGTTTGAAAAATGGTATGATTTACAAGCAGGAGTACCTCATGATGTACTGTTAATGGAAATGTTAGAAAGGTTAAAAATACCGTTAGACGATCTTAAACAAGCATCAGAAGAAGATAGTAAAGATTTAGCTGCTACTAATCAATACATTTTTGAAAAAAAGTTTATAGATTATGTACAACCTTATTTAGATGAATATCCTAACTTACCCTTACATATAGCTGGAGGTTGTGCACTTAACGTTTTACTAAATACAAAACTATCAGAATTAAGAGAAACATTTGTAACACCTAATACATCAGATTGTGGTTTAGCCGTTGGTATGTTACTTGGTGAAAGTATGCCATACAAACCAGTAGACATAACTTACAAAGGTTTACCTATTTTAGATAAGTATAACTTAAGTAAAATATTAGAAACACATAGAAAACATGAAGACTATAACCATAAAAGAATGGTTGAGTTAATAAAAGAAGGAAAAATAATAGGTGTTGTAAGAGGTAATAGTGAACATGGACCAAGAGCTTTAGGAAACAGAAGTATACTTTGTGATCCTACTATACCTGATATGAAAGATATACTTAACTCTAAAGTTAAAAATAGAGAGTTTTATAGACCATTTGCTCCTGTAGTAAGACTGGAAGATGTAAACAAATACTTTGAATGGGATAAAGAAAGTAGATGGATGAGTTACTGTCCTAAAGTTAGAGAAGAATACTTAGATATAATACCATCAGTAGTACATATAGATAATACAGCAAGAGTACAAACAGTAACAGAAAAACAAAACAAATGGTTGTATGACTTACTAACTGAACTTGATAAACAAACAGGATTAGGTGTTTTAATAAACACATCATTTAACCAAGCAGGAAGACCTCTTGTAAATACTTACCTTGATGCCGTAGAAGTATTAAGTAGTACACAAATGGACGGAGTAATTTTAGAAGATATACTTATATGCAAATAGTAACAGCAATATACTTTGGTCAACCAGAGTTTCCTTATTATACTTGGCCTTGGGAAGCAAGATTACAGAGATACTTATATTCTCTTATTCAATTGACTAAAATGGAGATTCCTATTGTTTGTTATGTAAACGATTTTACTGAACCTTTAGTCAAACAATTAAACCTTAAAAACTTAACTATAATAAACAAACACTTAAAAAAGTTTGAGTATAGTGATAGTCTGAAATCAGTAAAGAGTAAACATAAAGAAGAAGAACAATACTTACAAAGTAACTTAGTTAAAATGTACCATGAGGTAGATTACGGTAAGTTAAACATACTCAAAGACCATTATTTAGATAACGAATACACTTATTGGATAGACTCAGGTTTATCATACTGGTCTTTATGGCCTAACAAGTATAATCCTAATACAATAGATGGTATGTCTCATACTATAACAAACTACGAGTTTAATGGAGTCTTTAACAAAGAGTTAATTCCTAACATCAACAAGTTTGTAGGTGATAAACTTATTTGTATAGGAAATAGAAGAGCAGTTAATTCATTGGTGTATAATACTTTTAATGAAGTAGTAAAGTTTAACATGATAGGAGGTATTATAGGAGGTAACAAAAAATACATACATACATTATTAGAAGAGTTTAACAAACTTGCTACTGAGATGTTTAACAAGAATACTATAATAAACCATGAAGCTTTATTATCAGTAATAGCTACCAGAAGACCGGAGTTATTTAAGACTTATTTGTTTGATACTTGGTATCATGAAGATAGTAACGTAGAAGAAGATCAAGATTTAGTTAGGTTTTCTAACTTTGTAGAACACATTAAATGAAAATAACATTAGTAACAGGCTTATGGGATATAGGAAGAGGTCAAATGGATACCTCTTTCAAGAGAACTTATGAACATTATTTAGAATGCTTTGAAAAATTACTTAAGGTAGACGTTAACTTAATAGTATTTGGTGATACTTTTCTTGAAAACTTTGTAAACGAACGTAGAGACAATAAAATACAGTTTATATACAGGGAACTTGATTGGTTTAAGAATGAGTTTTATGATACTATACAAGACATAAGACAAAATCCCGATTGGTATAATCAAGCAGGTTGGTTAAAAGAGTCAACACAAGGAGGACTTGAATGGTACAACCCAATAGTAATGTCAAAAATGATGTTACTACATGATGCTAAGTTATTAGATAGTTTTGATAGTGATTATATGTACTGGATTGATGCTGGTTTATCTAATACTGTTAATTTAGATACTTATGTTACTGAACAAACGTTACAAAAGATTAGTGAAAAACTAAATAACTTTTTATTTGTATGTTATCCTTACAAAGCTACTAACGAAATACATGGTTTTAAGTATCCAGACATAAACAACTACGCTAAAGAAGAAGTTACTCTTATTGGTAGAGGAGGATTCTTTGGTGGTAAGAAAGATAAAATAAACGAAGTAATGAACCATTACTATAAACTGTTAGATACTACTCTATCAGATGGTTATATGGGTACTGAAGAAAGTATCTTTGCTATAATGGTTTATTTACTCAAAGACCTTGTTTCATATCATGTCATAGAAGAAAATGGTTTAGTATTTAAGTTGTTTCAAGATGCCATAGATGATAAGTTGGAATTAGTTGCCAAAAAACCTACTTTTAGTGATATGAAACATTTAGGTCTTTACGTTATTACGTTTAACTCACCAGATCAGTTTGATAAACTGGTGAGAAGTATGGAAGCTTATGATCCATACCTGTTACACACAGAAAAATACTTACTAAATAACTCTACTGATAGGTCAACTACAAAAAAATACAAAGAGTTATGTAAACAATACGAGTTTGAACTAATAGATCCAGGAGAAAACATAGGTATATGCGGTGGAAGACAGTTTATAGCTGAACATTTCGATAAAACAGACCTTGACGGTTATATGTTTTTTGAAGATGATATGTTTTTCTACAATGGTTTAGATTCAACTTGTAGGAATGGTTTTGGTAGAATGTTTAACAATTTTTTACATAAAGTAACTGAAATAGTAAACAAAGAACAGTTTGACTTTATTAAGTTTAACTTTACTGAGTTTTTTGGAGATAATAGTTACCAATGGTCTTGGCATAATTTACCTCAAGACAAAAGAAAAGAACTATTTCCAAAAATAGAAGAAAAACCATTTACTAAATACGAAAATATAAAGAGTATAAACGGAATACCTTATGCTACAGGAGAGGTTTATTATTGTAACTGGCCTCAGCTTGTATCCAGAGAAGGAAACCGTAAGTTATTTTTAGAGACTACTTGGGAATATCCGTACGAACAAACATGGATGTCGTATATTTACCAAAAGACTATAGAAGGTTATATTAAACCAGGTATACTATTGGCAACACCAACTGAACATGATAGATTCGACCATTACGATGCTAAGTTACGTAGAGAAAACTAAATATATATTCCCTTCGGGGTTTTGTCTATTTATTTTTATAGGAACAATCACTTTTTAACCTTAATTCTTTTAATATGAACAAAGAACAATTAAAAGAGCTTGTAAAAAAGTATTTTTCACTTACCGAAATGACTGAAACAGAAAACACTTCAGAAGAAAAACAAAACTTCGATTCAGCTACTTTAGTAGACGGAACAAAAATCACAAACAAGAAGGATTCTTCTTTCGCTGTAGGTGATGAATTGTACGTTGAAACGGAAGCAGGAGAAGAGGTATTGGCTCCATCAGGCGAGCATACAACTGAAAGTGGTATTACTGTAACAGTAGATGGTGAAGGAAAAATCACTGGTATAGCTCGACCAGAAGGTGGTGATGAAGGTTCATTAGCAGAACACGAAGAAGAAATGTCTGCTGAAGAAGTTTCAGAAAACACAACAGAAGAGGTCAAGTTAGAAGAAGATGATATCGAGATGGACATGCATCCTGAAGAGGAAACAATGGACATTAAAGAAGAGATCATCGAAGCTATCATGACTGAAGTAGGACCTGCGATTGAGGAACTACGCAACAAGTTGGCTGAGCACGAAACTATTATGACTGAACACGAGGAAAAAATGAAAGAGTACATGAGTGCTCCTTCTGAAAAACCTCTTGCTGAGTCAAAATATGCAAAGTCAAAAAGTAATTTCGAACAACCTAAAGCAGTGTACAATCAAAAAAGGTACGAGAAAGCTTTATTTAACTTAACTAATAACTCTAAAAATTAATAAGACATGTTAGATGTAACAGCTTTAAGCGATTTTAACAATCAATTAGCAGGTAAACTTGTATTAGATACAGTTTACACTGGAAACACAGCAGAGTATGTTAGCATACAAGAGGGTATTAAATATCAAGAACCTCTTAACCTTGTATCAGTAGCACCTTACTTCCAAGGAGGTAATGCTGTTTCAACTGCATCAGGTTCAGCTGACTTTACTCAAAGAAACATAACAGTTACTAAAAGAACTGCTTATGACGCATGGAACCTACAACTCTTAACTGAGAAGTATACAGGTAAGGCTTTCTTACCAGAAGGTTCTTACGAGGACACGATGAACATCTTAACAGAGATGTCTTCTGACCTTGTAAAAAAATCACAACAAAATAACGACGACTTTATTTGGAACGCAGTAAGTGGATCTACATTCGCTAACTCAACTGTAACTCCAGATGCTGATGGATTTAAGACTTTAATCTCAGGATCTACTTCAGGAGTAAACGTAGCAACAGGAATTGGTGCTAACGTTATTACAGGTTCTACTGCATATGACCAGATTACTACAATGTTAGAGTCTGTAGACGTTAACGTACTTGACGCTCCAGATTTAACTGTATGGTGTGGTACTTCAGTATTCCAAAGAATCGTAAACGGATTAACTACTCAAAACTTATTCCACTTCGACCCAACTACTGTTGAAAGAAGAGGAGGATTCTACGAAGTCCCATTACCAGGATACCCTAACATTAAGATTATCGGTACTTATGGTTTAAGATCAAGTGAGAGAGTAATCATCGGACCAGCATCAGACATGGTTGTAGGTACAGACTTAACTTCTGATACTACAAACTTCCAGATGTGGTTTGATATAAACGAAGACGCGTTAAAATATAGATTAAGAAACAAATTAGGTGTACAAATTGGACACCCAGAATATTTCGTATCTAACGACCAAGCGTAAATAGAAGCATTGTTTAACTTAAAACATATAAAAAATGGCATGTAATTTAAGCTCAGGATTCTCTTTAGGATGTAGAGACAACGTAGGTGGTATTAAAAACGTGTATATATTATCTGGTTCAGTTTCTTCAGTAACAGCAGCTTCGGGTGCTATTTCTGATATTTCAGGAACAGGTGTATTTTACAAGTTTGAATTACCAAGAAACGTTGGTGACTTTACAGAGACTCCAACTCCAAGTTTAGAAAACGGTACTGTATTTTACAGTCAGGTAACTAACATAGCGATGCATAAGTTACAAGCTTCTATTAGAAACCAAGTAAAAGTATTAACTCAAAACCCAGACCTTAAAATCGTTGTAGAAACGAATAATGGTGTGGACGATAACGTTGGGCAATTCTTTTATGTAGGTAGATACAGAGGAAGCACTGTAACAGGTGGAACTGGTGGAACTGGTACGGCATTAGGAGACGCAAATCAATATGCGTTAACTTTTGAAGCACAAGAGCCATTCCCGGCAGAAGAGGTAACTACTTCAGGAGCCTTAACTGACGCATTGACTGGTATAACAGTTAGCTAAACTTTATTAGAAAAAGAAACGGGGTTGGTTGTGAAATCAATCCCTTTTTTTTATATTTAATAGTATGATAAACCTATATACAAACGTAGATACTGGTAGTATTGCTATTTGGCCTGTAACAGGAAGTGTTACTGGTTCAACATTTTCAATGGAATTAACACACGATATGGACCTGGCTTCATCATCGTTTTCTTTGTCTTTAACAAATGCACCAGATAACTTAAGTGAGTATTATAGATTTAACTACACAGGATCAGCAATTCCAACAGCAAGTGGACAGTATACTTACAACCTTAGAGACAATCAAGGAAGTGGTCAACTAAAATGGGGAGAAGCAAATAAGTTTTTCAGTACAATACAAAGTATATGGAGTAACGTAGAAGAATCTACAGGACTTCCAAGAAACATAGATACTGGTAGAGCATTTGTATTTGGTACAAACGATCCAACATTTACAAATTATATTACTTCGAATGAAGACGGAGCATATATAACATACAATTCATAAGATGGAAAAAAAATTTACATTCAAAAAACTCAACAACTCATCACTTCGTGAGTTTAACTACCACGAATACAAAAAAGATAAAGACCAAAAGTATGTTAAGAATGGAGAGGATAACATGTTTCCTCAACATTTAATTGAGATGTACAATAAAAGCTCAGTTAATGCTTCATGTATAAATGCTGTAGTAGAAGGAGTAATCGGAGAAGGATTAACAGCAAACGAAGAAACATACTTAAAAAGAGCAAATAGTCATGGTGATTCTTGGAATGACCTATTTTCTAAATGTGCTCTTGACTTTAAGCTACACGGGAGTTTTGCTCTTGAGATAGTTTATAGTAATGACAGATCCAGGCTTGAGGCTTATCATATAGACTTTAGTACGTTGAGAGCTAAAGAAAAGAATAAGTACGGCCACATCCCAGGATACTTTATCTCGGACAAGTGGGATAAGTTGAACAGATTTTCAGGTACAGTATACAAAAATGAAGACGACATAGATTACCTTCCTGTATACAATCCAGAAAAGAAGCAAGAAGAACCTCACCAAATATATGTTCACAGAGATTATAGACCTGGGCAAACATACTATCCGTTACCTGATTATGTAGCAGCTCTAAGAATAATAGAATTAGATCAATCCATAGATGATTTTCATGTAAACAACATAAAGAATGGTTTAACTCCTTCTTTATCTATTACAACTTTCACAAATGGAAGCGATGAACAGTTAAGAGAGATAGAACAACAACTTCAAAGCAATTATGCTGGTACTAATAATGCTGGTTCGTTAGTTTATATGGATGTACCGGAGAAAGAAATGGCACCAGTCATTACTCCAATCCCATCTAACCAAACAGATACTTATTATACTACTATCAATGATTTAGTAATGCAAAAAATACTTACAGCACATAGGATTACAAGTCCAATGTTATTAGGTATAAAAGAAGCAGGACAATTAGGTGGTAGAGCAGAGTTATTAGATGCTCATTTATTATTCTTAAACCTGGTAATTTTACCTTACCAACAAGAGATGTTAAAATGCTTTGAAATGATTATGTCATTTAACTACCCAGACATTGTTCTTGGTATTAACCAAACAAGATTACTTGAAGAAGGAGAACAAGACCAAGAAGTAGTAGTAAGTAACGAAATAAATGATGAAGAAAAGTCACAAGTAGATAATACACCAAGTGAACCTTTATTAGCCTAAACCTATTTAGTAATATGACAACTACTTTTTTAATATCAGAAGCAAAAGTAAGAAGCTTTACAAGTCTTAACAACGCAGTAGATAGTGAACTAATAAAAAACAATATTAGAACAGCACAAGACTACTGGTTACAGAATATAATTGGAACCGTATTATATCAAAAACTACTATCAGATGTTGATTCAAGTAGTTTAACAGGTAACTATCAAACACTTGTTGATGATTATATACAGGACTACTTATTATATGCTACATACTACGAGACATTAGAAGATATTTACCTAAGACCAAGAAATAACGGTTTATTAAGACCAAATGGTGGAGAGAACTCAGATCCTGTAGAAAGAGATCTGTATGATATGAAGAGACAGTCCATAAGAAACAAAATGGACTACTACGGTCAAAGATTAACTGAATACATTTTAGAAGAAGATAGCCTATTCCCAGAGTTACAACAAGACACTAAACTCTATCAACAGCTACCAGACTATTCAAACAAATACAAGAATCCTTTTGTTATGAGAGGTGGGTATTTCTTAGACATGGCAAGGGAATATGGTATTAGAACATACGATAGAAGATATAAACAATACCCACAATAATGGCAGCAGATTTTAACTTAACCAATCAATACATATCACAAAGTTTTGAGAATTTAGTTCAAGACTCTGGAAGTATACCAGTAGACGGTTTAGGTAACCAAATAACTAACCTAACAGTAACAGCGTCAAAAGCTACTAATGCCGATTCAGCTTCTTTCTTTGGAGATGGAATCGTGACAGCATCAGCAGTATCCTCAACCATAACATTTACAAAAGATAATGGTACAACGTTTGACGTAACAGTAGCACAATCTGGTTCAGTAGAATCAGCTTCTTATGCTTCTTTTGCCGAAAATGCTAACAGTGCCTCTTATGCAGTAACAGCATCACATTTAACAGGAACAGTAACAAGTGCATCATATGCTGATAATGCTTTAAGTTCATCTTATGCAACATTTGCTCAAAATGCCGATGAAGCCAATGATTTAGTAATAACTGTAAAGAATGTTTCAGGAGGAACTTTAGCTATAGGAACAGCAGTTCACGCAGTAGGTGTAACAGGAGAAAATATAGAAGTAGTAACAGCTTCAGCAGATCAACCAGGTAACATGCCGGCAGTGGCAGTATTAAGTCAAGAGATTTCTAACAATTCAAGTGGAACAGCTATTATTAACGGTAGATTGACAGGAATTAATACAGCCAATCTTGTAGCAGGAGCACCTGTTTATGTAAACAATGGTGGATTATTTACAGCAACAAAACCAACAGGTTCATCTTTAATACAAAATATAGGAACAGCAGCAAAGATAAATGCTTCAGATGGAGAGATTATTCTACAGGGTTCAGGTAGATCAAATGACGTTCCTAACATAAGCACAGGGTATCTGTGGGTAGGAAATAACGATCAAGTAGCAACACCTACACTTAGTTCTTCTATAGTGGTAGACAATGCAAATACAGCATCTTATGTAGCAGGAGCAAATGTAGATGGAACTGTAGCAAGTGCTACTTCAGCAAGTCATGCTATAAGAGCAGACATAGCAGATGATTTAGATTCTTCAGCAAGAATAAGCATAACTGATATAACAGCATCAAATGCTTCATTTACTTCAGCCTCTATAGGTTTCTTACAATCTATAACAGGATCAGCTAAGATTATAGGTGATGCATTTATTATCTTAAACAACGATACACCAACAGAGAGATATGCAGGTGTTAAAGTATACGATAGTGGTTCATCAAACAATACATCATCATTACAATATGATGGATTAACAGATGATTGGTTTTTTGAAAAAGATGTATTGGGTTCTACAGAGTATGGGGTATCATTATTTGGTCCGGAATATTCAACTAAAGGAACTCCAACATACAATACAAACAACACATTACCAAAAGGAACTGGAGGACATCACTTAAACGATAGTAGTATTGTTGATGATGGAACAAATGTAACAACAAACTTACCAATATCTGCCTCAGGTGGTATAACAGGTAGTTTATTTGGAACAGCATCTTATGCAGAAAATGCTAACGTAGATTCAGGATCTTGGGACGGTATATTTACAGGTTCAGCTTCAATAACAGGAAGTTTAACAGTTAAAGGAACAAACCTAACAAGGGAGTATGATAATTTACCACAATCTACATTTACTTACTCAACATTATACCCAACACCGTTCATGACAATGAGTGAGGGTGGAGCAAATGGTGAAACTGTTAATTTTGCTTATGATGCTTTTCTATACGCTCCAGGTAATGCACAATATAACTTTTCACAAAGGAGGTATTTTGCAAATGGTGATCAGAGTGTTGCATCAAATGTATCACAAAACCTTAACAGGATAAGTAACCAAATAACTGCAGGCACTTATAATGGTGTAAGTTCATCCTTAGCATCTATAGATATTCTAAATGATAGTGATGTTGAAGCAAATACTTCTGTGGCAAGATACTACGGAACAACAATGGAGCTTGGACAGTATAGTTCAAGAGATATAGTAATTGGTAACAACCTTTCTGCAACAGGAGCTGGATTCAAAACCAGAACAGCACACTTAACTGCTAAAGATATGTATATCGGTTCTGCTGATGGTATTGATTATGATTACAAGAATACTTCCAGAACTTTCGAGGTAGGAGCAACTCCAACAAACGATATAGAGTTCTTCTATACAGGATCAGTTAAACTTAGACAAACAGGCTCTATAGCTGGAACACCAGCCTTAGAAGTATCTGGTTCTGTTACAGCAACTTCATTCACAGGTTCATTACTGGGTACAGCTTCACATGCTGCTAACGCAGGTGATTGGGACGGTATATTTACAGGTTCAGCTTCCATAACAAGCAGTTTAACAGTAGATGGTGCTTTTAGAAACAACATTAAAGAGCAACCAGGTTCTTCTAATCAGTTTGATATTCTAACAGCTCCTTCATTTACTAAATCAGTAAACCCGGGATCTGGTTCAACAGTAGTATATAATAGTATAAGTTACGCTAACTGGGGAGGTGGTAAAGAAAATGTCTGGCTTGTTGAACAGGGTAACGCAGCATTTAACGTTTATGCTCAACAAGCTGTTGGTATAGGAAGAATAACAAATGCATTAGCTGCCGGGTCAGGTCAAACTCTTGCTGCAATGGATCTTGTTAACGTAAATGAGATTTCACAAAGTGCTACAGAGGTAAGAAACTACGGATCTTACATGGCATTAGGTGAGTATAACGGTAAACAAATTCAGATAGGTAACAGCAACAGAAATGTAGCTGATCTAAGAGCTAACCAAAATATAGCTATAATGGGTCAAGATATCTTCTTAGGAGGAACTCAAGACACAAGCTATACTTTTAGAGAGAGTACAGTAAATTTTGACGGAAATACACCAACAAAAGATATTAAGCTTGACTATACAGGAAGTGTTTACCTAAGACAGTCAGGTTCTATAGCAGGAACACCAGCATTAATAGTGACTGGTTCTGTTACAGCAACTTCATTTACTGGATCTTTATTAGGGTCAGATATAGTAGTAAGTGGATCAGTTGTAAGTGAAATAAGTGCTTTATCTATAGCATCTAATACAGCATCAATGGATTGTTCTTTAGGAGATATGTTTACCTTAACTCTTGTATCAGGTTCAAACACACATCTTGATGCTACAAACATTCAAAGAGGACAAACAATATCACTTAAAGTATTACAACCATCAACAGCAACAGACTCTTATGGAACAATGACATTTGAATCAGAGTTTGCTTTTGCAGGAGGAACAGCACCAACAATAACAGCAGCATCTGGATCAACAGATATCTTAACTTTCCAAAGTTATGATGCAACAACATTATTCGGAACTGCCGTTCAAAACTTAAGTT